CCTGGCCGCCGACGCCGCCGTTCTTCTTCAGGATGCACTCCTTGAAGGTCGTGACCGACGCGATGGTGGTGGTGCCGAACTGCATCCCGCCGTCGAACTGGTAATTGTCGAACGTGAAGCGGTCATTGACGTTCTTCGGCGCGATGTAGAGCAAGCCTTCAACAATGCTCCGCTGGCCCGAGGCGTAGATCCGCATAGCCTCCGTCGTGACGGTGTGAACCACGTCGATCGCTTTGTCGGTCTCGGTGTCGTTTTCGATGGGCGCGTTGTAGAGGTACAGGTTGATCTTGCGGCCGACGTTCGTGTTGTTGAACTTGATGCCGATGACGCCGTCCGGGGCCGAGACGGTCGCATTGCTGAGCGTCGCCTCGAAGGTCGCCGTCTGGACGGTCGGGTCGATGGAGATCACCTGCGTCTGGCCGGCGGTTCCGCGAATCGTGACGCCGTCGCCATGACCGAGGACGCCGTTGATGCTGACCCCGCCAATCGATGGCCAGGTCAGCGAGAGCGTCTCGGTATAGCTGCCGGGCATGACCATGATCGTCTTTCTCGCCGTGGTCACCAGGGTCAGGGCCTTGGTGATCGTCTTGACCGGATCGAGGAGGCTGCCCGAGGCATCATCATCGCCGTTGGGATCCACCCATATCTTGCTCACATCGGCCAATAAATCCCTCAGCGCTACGGCCTCGAAGATATCTCCGTCAGCCGTTGTGGTCACTAACGCTTGAGCGACAGCCATTGAACCCGTCGCCGCCACTTTGCCGTCATCAGCCGCGTACGCGTAATTGCCCGCCGTGATGGCCCCGCTGGCCGTCATTTCCACGGTTCCGCCGGCGTTATCTAAGCGGATCGTGACATCATCGCCGCTCGAGACGGCAAACGCAGTAACACCGATACCTCGCTGTCCGCTGTCGGCATAGACGACCGTTGTTCCGGAGAGTTTCACCCTCCGATGGGCGGCCAGCGCCTCGCCGGCCACCAGGGTGAGAAATGGACTCTCGATCATAATTCTACCCTTTCAGTTGGTTCCCCGGACGGTGAATTGACCGCAGCGGGGAGAGGTTTGCTTTTTCTTTTCTTCTCGCCTGCAACGGGCACGAATGTCACGTTACAGCGAGAACATCGTTTGATCTTGCCTTCCATGATGACTTTTTCACGGCCGCAAGATGGACACTTAAACCGGGGCACGTTGCTCTCCTTAACTGGGATGGCGCATCTGCTCTTGCAAATCGGGATACAGCGTCGCGCAGGCCTGGACGGCATCGTGCTGCGAGCATTTGTGCTCGGCCGCGTAGGCCGCGACGGCCGCCATAAACGTGGTCGGTTTTTTGACTGGGCCGGGCGGAGGGGCCGTGTCGCTGAACTCCGTGATGGCGGGATCAACCTTTTTGGCCTTGAGCGCTGCGTTCTCGTCGGTGAGACGTTTGGTCTCGGCCTGCAGTTTGGCCATCCGCAGCGCCGAGGCATCGGCGGGCGTCTTGCCCTCCGCGAAGCACTGCACCAACAGTGCCGCATCGTCGCCGCAGACCTTCTTCAGCTCGGCGAACCGCTCTTTGGTCGCCTGCTCGCCTTGCGTTTTGCCTTCGGCAAGGACGGCGGTCCGGATGTTCGGGTACTGCTCGGCGAACGTTTGAATCGTCAATTGGGGTTCCATTGTGGATGTCTCCTTAATAAGGGTGAATGTGACCTGGTTCTTATCGCCTTGGGCCATCGCCGCTGATTCGGTATTACCGTCCCAGCCGAAGACGCACATCGACACTTCTTTGATCGTGGACTTGCGGAAGACGGCGCCGGGGCCGTCGAGCGTGCGGCCGTTGACCTTGACGCTGGCGCCTTCGGCCACCTGTTCGATGATGGATGGGTGGACATAAAGGGACGCCTCCATCGGAAATCCGGCCTTGAGGTCCTTGGCCATCGCCATCGCACAGTCGTTTTCCAGAAATCGCCCCTCGAATGTTATCTTGTCGGCGATTTCCTGTTTCGTCGCAAAGCCGATCCGGTTGCTCGTGAAGTGTTCCTCGAGCACGGGCGTTCGCGCCTTGGCGAATTTCATGCCCTTCAAATCGAAAGCGATGTTTCCCCAGTACCAATGGTCTTTGAGGACGTCACCGGAATAGCCGACGATGGAAAAGCCGGGCTTCTGCTCCGTTTCTGCAAAACAAAGGGATTCGTTGAACAGGCAGGCGTTGACCGGCGCCGCCGTGGAATCCATCGTGTTCTTGACCATCAGTCAGCCTCCTTATCGTCGGTGGCTTCCCCTTTAGCCACCGGTTGCGGTTTCTGAGGCGTCAGCACAACACCGCTGGCCTCGATCTCTTTTTCTTCCTTGATCCGCTGAGCTAATATCTCTTCCGACCAGTCTCGGCCCTGGCGGGCGGCGATGTCCGTCCGCGTCGTGGTCAGGTTGTCGATCAGCTCAATCTTGTCGGCTTGGGCCTCGCGGTACGGATCGACGTAGGGCCAACGCTTGAGATATATCTGATGAGCGGTCCAGTCCGGCCGCTCGGTCAATACCTTGCGGTCGATGAGCTGGCGGATCTTCCAAAGCCACAGCCGCCGGACCAACGGCCGGACCACGAGCTCCTGCTGATCGCGCCAGAAGGCCCGGGCCTCGTTGTAGGCAAATCGCCCGTTCATAAACGTCGCGTTGCTGAAGTCGCCCGTGGTCAGCATCAACGGCAGGCAAAGCGGCGAGCCGATGAACATGAGCATCCGCATCACGAAAGGATCGAACGCCTGGGCCGGCCGGGCGGCGCCGAGGACGTCGAGCTCCTCACCGCCGGCACTGTCTCCTTCCCATATCTGACCCGGCTCTATCTTAACGATCCGGCGATGGTAATCATCTTCCTGGTTCTCGCCTCCCGTTGATGTCGTGGTGCCAAGATTGCCGGTCAATCCCGAGCCGGTGTGCGTCTTGACCTTCAGCGGGAAGCAGGCGTTGACCTTGGCCGCCACGACTTCGGCGTCCACGTAGCCGAACAGCAGGTCGATATAAACGACGGCGCTGGTCAGCATGGGCTCACCTCGGGAGTAATCGAACCGCTCCGGATCGAACATGTGATGAACGATCTCGGCGGGATATTTCCGGTAGCCGTCCGGCTGGATGTAGCCGCACGTATTGGGTTTGCCCAAATAGTAGCCGAGGACACGGCCCGTCTGTTTGCTGAACGCGACACCGTTGATGACGTCGTAATACTGCGGATCGATCTCGATCTTCGAGCCGTAAGGCGTGCCGCAGCACTCGCCCTGGAAGGCCTGGGGCCCGTCATCTGTCAGCAGGGTGAAGATGTCCCCATCCTGCATAAAGCGGTAATCGCATTTGTGGATGTAGGCGTGAAAGTTGAATCGGCCCGTCACGTCGCAGGGCTGCTCGATCATCTCGGCCTTGACGGCCTGCTCGGCGGCTTCGTTCCAGCCTTTATCCTCCGTCCTCGCCTGGATCCGCGTCGAGGTCCCGACGATATTGGTGGCTAATTTGCGGAATAGACCCTTGACTAACGGATTATTGTTGGAGAGGTCCCTGGCGATCTGGCGGAGCTCATCCAGGGTGCTCTCACTGAGGTCCCGGTCCCCGGCGCGGGGACCGTACGTCCTCTTTTTTCTCAGCCGGCTCCTGTCGAGCACTTCATAGGCGAAGCGGTGGGCCTGGCGGGTCCGCGCCAGGCGGGGCGATAGAACGCCAACCGGCCCATCCATCGCCTCAGATACCCGCCGCCAGAAAGTGCTGTGCTCGCCCATTAGAACTCCGATACCTTGATCCGCCCGCTGTCCCCTCGCTCCGTCCGGCTGAGCAGCCGCTCTTCCCGCTTGTAGAGAACCTCGAGCGAGGGATACGTCATCGCCGCCCCGTCGTCATCGATGTAGCTCTGGGCTCCGGATTCGACGGCTGCTATCGCCGCCTGAACGCTCGCTAATTGTGCCGCTAACGTGGCCACATTTTGGACCTCACAATAAACGCATTGCACCACATCTGGTGTACTGTACATGCGCAGTATCGACCGGTAGGGGGAAACTTGAAATGGGGTCGGTGGCAATTATTGCCACTAACTTGATAATTTTTTTTCGACGCTTTTGAAGGTGCGGCCACACTTTTTGCAGCGATGGCGGCGGACCGGCAGGTCATCACTGCTGTAAACGGGGCATTCATCACCTCCGCAGCCCGGATAGGGGCATACCACCTTCACGTAATAGACAACCGGAACGCCATCGGCGTCCGTGGGCGCCGGCCTCCGCCGCCTTACCGGCGTATCCGGCAGCCCTAAATCCGGCAAATCATCGAAGAAACCATCCATAGTTTTCAATCGAAAATCGAAAATCGCAAT